ACGAAGAGTTGATTCCAACAAACGATCTGCAACGAATTGCAGTTGTGGTGGAATAATCATCTTAGTGCCACGCAAAGCAATAATCATGTTGCGTTCATCAACGAACGTTGAGATGTCAATAAGAGCATTCTCAAGTGAAGTTTCGTTGAGGTCAGCAGCAGTTGCAGGCTCATTACGAAATGTGCCTCCGCCTGATAGTGGATGAACTGCTGAACAAAGTTCAACACCGTCACCACCAGTGAAGTTTGCATCAAACGCATTATTAAGCGTTGCAGCAGCTTTCACTTGCTTTGTGTGTGCCATTGAACGGGCTAATGCCTTTGTATAACGAGCACCAAGGCGGTCATACAAATTGTCTTCAACAGCTTCTTCAGTTAGTGCAAATGCGAGTGCAACTGTTTCGTGTGAATAACGAGCAGTATACGCTTCATTTGCGTTGTCAAACTCAACTCCTGAGCCTTCACTTTTAGTTGGAGCATTACCAAAACCAACAAGCATAACTTCTTCTTCAAAAGCACGATCTGATGCCTCTGTGTCATAAATTTCTGCATGTTCGCCTTCATAACGGTCATATTCCATACCAAACAAAGCGTTAAGTCCAGGTTCTAGCTCTTTGACGAGCTGGGATCTTGAAATAGCCATAACTCAGTCTCCTTATGCTAGACCTACAGTGCCAGCACTGAATAGGTGGTTGTTGATTTTTACGATCACATTTGTGTTCGCGGTGGTTGTGTCGCTATTCTCAGGGTCTTGAGAAATATCCATAGCTTTTAAAGCTAATGCGGCTGTGGTATTGCCTGTTGACACAGCAATTTCCATATTAGAATTGCCACTTACTGTACTTCCAACAGGGTTATTATCCACAATATCGAAGTTTCCAAACAAGTCCGTTACAGGAAATGCAGCGTTTGCTTGAATCTCGAAAAATGCACTTGGATCGTCAATGACATTACAAAAAATGTCAGTGCCAGTTGCGTTTGCAGGCCAATGATTAGAAAATATTATATTTCCGTTAGGATCTACATATTGACAACCATTAAATACGCCCAGACATAAAGCATTATCTCCTGCTACAACACGAACAACTGTTCCATTAGTAGCAACCGTTACTAGGTCGCCTTGGAAGATGTTGGTATTATATCCAGAAGCAATACGGTAGCGGTTCTGCCGTTGAGAACTTGTGCTACTTTTTACTGGACGAAGGCCAAAGGGAGCGTCTTGATTCGCCATCTTATCTATCCTTCAGATTTATTGCGTGAACCGAAGCTCACACTAGATTTACGGTTAGGTGCCAATTTTGGCATCGCGGGGTTATTTTCACGCATCCAATCACGATCAACAGCTTCCATCTGATTTTGTGTACTCTTCTGGTAATGCTGATTGCGTTGCTTTGCTAGTTCAGTAGGTATACGAGCAAGAACCAAACCGCCAACACCTATGATGCCTGCGTTTCTTCCTTCATCTACAACTGGACCTGAATACTCTGGATATTCTTCTGCGCGAACGAGTTCATATCCTTCTTGCCGCCTTTTATGGACATTAGTTTTGTCATCAAATTCCATCACGGATTCTCGAATCCAACGATGCTTATACCCTAAAGGTGGTTCTGGAGCTTCTAAGGCTGTTCCTGGCCTCCAAACTTTACGTTCTTGGCTTTGCCGAGTGTCTACTTCTCGTGGGGTACGATCCGCCATTAGTCTCTCCGATTCGCTAGTTTTTGCACTTCTTGTGCGTATTTTTCCAAGGGTATACCTAATTTACTAGCCAATGCGACTTGACCAGGGTTTAGATCCACTTGCTTTTTCCGTCCATTTACCAGTGAACGAGTACCGTTCCCCGAAGGAGTGACAGATTGGACGTTTTTCTTGCCACTTGCAAACTTATTAGGCATTTCAGAACGCATGCGCCGATCAATTTCTGAATAATATTCATCGGTTGTAGGGGCATATCCCTCTTCCGCAACTAACGTTTCGTGAATTGCTCTTGCAGCACCTGTCATAACCTTATCTTGACCAAACCACTTATTTTTTTCTAACCATGACTCTAGCTTTGGGTCACGCTGTGGTTGAGGGGCTTGTTGACGGGGTTGCTGTTGCACCTGTTCTTGTTGAGCAGCATACTCTTGAGCTTGCTGCTGAGAACGTTGTTTCTGTAAACGAAGACGCTCTTTTTCAATAGCAATTTGTGATATTGCCGATTGAGCATCTGCTAATTTTTCATAATCGCCTGCTTCATGTGCTTCTGCTAATGCACGTTTTGCTTGGGCTTCTTGTGTCGTAACTCTTCCTTCGTACTCAGACATATATCCCTTGTCTAAGGTTGAAAGACGTTTTTTATACTCATCATTTTGAGCTTTGACTTGCTGCGCATACTCTACTGCGGCGGCTGCTTCTTCTTCAGCCTTTTTTCTTAATGCAGTTAAATGTTTGATTCTACGCTGTGGGTCTTTTTTCTTTTTATTTGGAGATTCATAATCTCTAAGCTCTTGCTCATCATCAGAATCTTCATCAGAGGATGCCTGCTGCTCTTCAGAAGACTCTTCAATAACCTCTGAATCATCCTCTATTTCTACGGATGTTACTTCTTCAACTTCTTGTTCTTGTGCTTCTGCTTGCATAGCAAAAATGCTCCTCTGTTATCTTATACATACGAAATGTCTTTGGGGTCAAGTATTGTGGCTATAATATTATCGTCATTTATAATACGAACCTCAAGTCCTTCCACTTTAAACCTATTTCCCGCATATCTTCCTATAAGAACCCAATCTTTTTCAGAACACCACGAACCAGTTGGGAATTTCTGGGAGTCTTGGTATGCATCTGGGCCTAGTTTTACGACATAAGCTGCTACTGTTGCAAAGGCTTCTCTATCTCTAACTGCATCAGGGACATAAACACCGCCTTTGGTTTTCTCACTTGGATAATAAGGAATTATTAAAATTCTATATCCAGTTGGCTGTGGAAGTCTCTCTAATACTGAAGTTTCCATTTCAGAAGGGTCATTTTCGTTCTTGCTTTTTTCTTTATCTTTTCCAAAAGCAGTCTTTATAGGCGTAGAAATATTTTCCATGTCTTTTGGTTTTCTTGCCATACTTTCAGGCACATACAGTTTTTTATTCATCTGATAGCTCAATATTTTTCATTGCTGTTTTGATTTCTTCTTCCATGAACGTCAAACCTTTAACCTGTCCAACCGCATACTTGTAATCATCAAACGAACCAATGTTACCTGTGCCTAAAGACACCTGTATGTCATCACGGCGTTGACGTAACTTTTTATAGAGGTATTCGGCTAGATTTAGTGCGTCCATGTGATCTCCATACTAGGACATTATACAATCCATCGGAGAATACAAGTATTTATCCCAGAGTTTTATAAAACACCTCTAAATTTCTGGGGTCTAGCTATTTTGCTAAATCGGCTAACGGATTCTTTGTTAGCTTTTTTTTGCGGTTTTCTTTTTGGAAGCTGTTTTCTTTTTGGGTTTTTCAACCCACGCTTCGTTTTCTGGGGTGCTTGGGTCATCTGGTATGTAATGTCCTTTATCGCTACGAGCACGAACCATTTCTGTGACTACTTCTGGATTAGTCATCGCCTCTCTTCTAGCTACCTTCTTTTCTTTTTCAACTTGAGCCATTTTAGCCCTTACTGTACTAGTCATTGCCTGACTCCTTTCATTTGTGCGTTGATAGCCGCAATATCCCTTTGTGTTTGAATACGATCTTCTGCGACTCTTGTTTTATCGGCTAAAGCATCTTGTTGTAGATTTAGCCTTTCTGTAGCCAAACTAGCGTCAGCCATTTCTTTCTCACGCTCTAGTTCTTGTTTGGCTTCAAACTCTGTAGATTTACGTTGCATGTCTGTTGCTTTTAATTGTAGCTCCTGTTGCCTAATTGCAACAAGAGGATCTGTTCCTTCACTCACAGGCTCAACAGTTTGAGTAAATTCTTCCGTAAGATCAGCAATAATCATTGCAGCTTGACGCTCAATTGCAGGCTGTAACATCTGCATAGCCTCTGGATTTTGTTGAACTTCTGGACCCGCTTGTTCCATGACCATTTGCTGTGCTTGCTGTTCTGCCAACATACCAATGTGTTCTTGAATATGTCCTTGGAGCGTTGCCATAGCTTGTGGGTTCATTTGAACTACAGGCGTAGACATAATTGCTAAATGCGTTTCCATATGCGCTTTATGATCTTGCTGTGGAAATGCTTGTGGCATACCGCCAGTAATAGAGATTTTATTCTCCATAGCCGCATTCATTGGCTGTGGCTGTGGAGGTGTTGGCAAAATAGCATCAATATTATTTACGCCAAGTGCCTCATACATCTTACGATAAGCTTGATACAATCCTTGTGGCCCACCGTGAATCTGTGGGTTTGATTGCACTAACTGCAACTGTGTCTGTGCAAGCGCAATACGCTGTGCCATAGAAAAGATGTTAGGATCGCTTACAGGTAAAACATCAACCTTTGCATCAAAGTCTTGTGCGAATATCTCAGGACCAACTTCTGTTGATGGCATATATGGATACGCCTGAATGGTTTCAGAGAACACCTTAGATAGCAGCTTAAACTCAATTTTTTGCGAATAATGCATGCGTTTATGGATTGCAGACATAACTTTTGTGCCACGTTCCATAATAGCCATTGTTGTTCCAACAGGCGTTTCACCACCCATTTCGGCTATTTTCATGTCTGCCATAGCCGCAAAACGCCGCCCTGCGTCCACGAGAGTACCCAAAAGGTTATACAATGTACCTGAAGGCTCTTTAAATGGCAAAGGCATCAAAGAAGAGCGTATATCAGAGCCTGCAACGTCTATATCTCTGAACTCTCCAGGCTGTAGTGGGTTGTCTTCATCTCGAATCCTTGCCCCACGAGCTTTAAATCCCGCAGGTAAGTTGGAAAGAGTACCCGCATCAATTAATTGGCGTAAAATAGAGGTAGAAGCTTGTGCCAAGCCACCAATCATGTGCGTAAGGCCAAGACCATAGAAACCTAACCCTGGAAGGAACTTATAATGCACAAAATAGTCCTTGCGCCGCATCATTGTGTCCATTTCTGCGTAATTTCTACGAATTGATAGGACTTCGCCCGTATCTTCCACGATTGTAACGATATATGGCAGTTTTAGGCCGCTAGGAGCGCCATCATTGCCCATGTCTTCAAAGCCTTTGAGGTCTAAATCGGTGTGAACCTCGTATAATGTTAGCTCAACAGACGCGTTACTAGGGTGAACACCCTGTATTTCGTTAATTGTCTCTTGAACCTCTGACATTTCTTCGCCACTTGACCCATTGTCGGGCAAATCAACGTCACGATAGAAACCTGCTAACTGAAGCTTCCTTACTTCGTTAGAATCCATCTTAATTACATGCGTAATTCTGGGACATGTAGCTAAATCTGTAGCTCCATAAGGCACAACTAGGTCTTCAGCATGCACAAACTGGCTTACTGCACGACCTTTTAGAGGATCAAAGTAAACTTTCTTGAATGTTGAGCCTACAATCGGAAGATAAAACAACATTTGATCCATCTCTGGGTCATATTCTTCCATCTCATAGGTAATCATGTAATTCATGTAATCTTTTACACGTTCAGCTTGCTTAGTAAGCTGTTCATTCTGGCCTCCAATTACCTGTGTTCTTACAGGACCAGTGGCAGGCAACATCTCACGGTATGCCTGTGCTTGAAATTGTGTAACACTTTCAGCCAAAAGGGGATGAACAACGCCAGAGGAACCCTCAAAAGGCTCAACTCTTTCTTCATTCTGCATTCCTAAGTAATCTAGACCACGCTTGTATGTATCTTCCCAATCCTGTCTAGATGAGAAATCATCGTCAATGCTCCCAATCAAACCATTTGATATTTGACCAAGATCTCCATCTTCCATGAAGTCTGCTAAATTAGAATCAAAAGCAGCTTCAACCGTTGCTTCCATTTCTGTGTATTCTCCAACAATAGCGGAGCCATCGTCAAAGTTAAAAACTCCAGGGTTCTCACCTAGCGCATCTCCAACCAACACTTCAGCTTGTTCAAGCATCTGTTGCTCTAAAGCACCACCTGGACCTGCATCTCTTTCAATAGCCATTTTCTTTCCCTTTTAGGTGTTGGAGCGAAAGTCGCTCAACCATCATGGAGCAGTAACACTTTGGGAGCGCCTGCATCAATGGGCAGGGAGATGCCACATTCGATATCCTCCGCCCCAACCTCAATATTTTGTGACTCACAGCAATCAAAAAAAACCTGATTTATACCAGATTTTAGTTTTTCTATATCAATTCTGTAAGTCACATCGCTCATCATTTAGTCCCAGAAAAACTAGTGCCACGAAGAGCGGCACCACCGCCACGACACATATTTCCTTTACTCTTTTTACGTTTTTTAACTTTAGCTTCTCCGCCTTCTTCCATCATTCTAAAATCTGCACCTGATATTTTTCCATCTTTATTTTTATCAAGCTTTTTCTGACCGCCAACAAGAGCAGCACCGCCTGCTTCCATTTTTTGTGGTTGCATTCTTCTAGCAATTTTAGCGGCTGACCTACCCATCCCAGGCATAACAACTCCACTTAAAGACCCAAGTAATTTCATTAGATCTTCTTTGCTGTAATTATCAAGAGGATTCATACCACGAGTACCACCACTTGGACCTGACCCAATATCCTTAGAATCATTTCCTTCTTCAATTGCTCTTAAAACATCAGATTCAGTCATTGATCCTATTAAGGATTCTTTACTAATTTTATTTGCAGAACCTGGCCTTGGCCTTGGTTTGATAATTTTATTAGCCATTATGTTTGTCCTTTATATTTGGGGCCGCGACCAGACATAACTGCGCCGCCAAGTTTTAATGCTTTGTATTTTGGCATAGTGCCCTTAAGACCAGTTAAGGTTGGTCCACCTGAACCGATAGAAAGTCCAAGACCGCCTCCTCCAGAAATTCTTTTTATACTTTTAATCTTATGTCTAGCTTTTCCACCCGCACTTTGAATAGTATCAGGTATACGAGCATTAACACGGGATTTATCATTTAGTAATTTAGGATCTTTTGCCGCTTTTTTTCTAGCTTCTGCTTCATCATTTGCCGTAACGGTAACTCGTCCGAAGCCCGATCCAGAATTTTGAAATTTCACAGCGCCAGTTCGTGGATTTCGAGA